ATGGGCTTCAACCAGCTCAGCAACAACATGGAGCTGCGCCTTGATTGGCCCTTCCCACAGGCCCGCGCTGGCCGCATCAAAGGCTCCGCTGACTTGCTGCTGGGCGACTGGCTCAGCAAGCAATACAAACTGCCCAGCATCACCCGCCAAGCCATCACCGAAGCCATGGAAACCGTGGCCCACGAGAATGCCTGGCACCCGATTCACGACTACCTCAAAGGCCTGCAGTGGGACGGTACCAGCCGCCTCGACAAGTGGCTGGTCTGGACGCTGGGTGAGACCCCCGAAAGCCTTGGCCCCGTCATGGTCGAGTACTTTGCGCTGGTGGGCCGCTATTGGCTGCTGGGCATGATCAACCGCGTCATGGAGCCCGGCTGCAAGTTCGACTACTGCCCCGTGCTCGAAGGCCCGGGCGGCTTGGGCAAGTCCACCATGGTCGAGGTCTTGGCCAGCACCGCCTGGTACAGCGACACCCAGTTCGAGATCGGCAAGGGCAAAGAATCCAGCGAGCAAGTCGGCGGCGTGTGGGCCATCGAGCTGGGCGAAATGTCGGCCATGGGCAAAGCTGAGGTCACGGCTGTCAAGGCCTTCATCACCTCCAAGGTGGACCGCTACCGCCCCGCCTACGCCCGCACGATCGAAGAGTTCCCGCGCCAGTGCGTGCTGGTGGGCACCACCAACGAAAACACCTACCTGCGCGACCGTACCGGCAACCGCCGTTTCTGGCCCGTGCCCGTCAAGCAGCCCATCAAAACCAGCTGGCTGGCCCGGTGGCGCGATCAGCTGTTTGCTGAGGCCTACGCCCTCTACCTGGAAGGCAAGCCCTACACACCCAGCCGCGAACAGGAAGAGCGCCTGTTCGTGCCCATGCAAGAAGCCCGTCTGATCGAATCCGCTGTCACCAGCGAACTGCTCACCGTGCTGACCCGCGAACCCGGCAAAGGCACGTATGCCGACATCGTGAACAACCTGACCGAGTTTGTGACCATCGACATGCTTTGTCATGCCTTGGGCGCAGACGCAGGCAAAGCACCTGCAGGCATGCAAACCGAGATCCGCACCTGGATGAACAGCCAAGGCTGGGAAAACAAAAAGGTCCAGATCAACGGTGTGCGCCGCCCCGGCTGGGTGCGCCCCAAGGGCTGGCCTTTCCCTGAGTCCGACGAAACCCAAGCCACCCCTGACGCAGCGTCAGCGAGTGCCTCGCCCATCACAGGCCCATTCACAGACGATGCGCCTTTCTAAGCCCACCCCCTCAACCCTGCCCACGACGCTGAATGGCGCTCGTGTGGTGGTCTCATGCCCAAAGCAGGCATGGGATGCAGATCGCACAGCGCCACACGGCCGCTGCCACCACGCCAGCGAATGGATGCGCGTGTTGTCGTCCATGCCCTGAGTGTCCAAGTGTCCACCTGTCCTGCGCCCTGCATAGAGGGGCTGCAGCAGCCATAGGGCTCCACTTAAGGGGTTCCGCCGCTGCATGGTCAGGTGGGTGCATGCACACACACCTGCAGGCGCAGGCGTGCAGGCAGGCGCACACGCTCACGCGCGCTCGCGCATCGCGCAATTTCATTTAATTACCTTTATAAGTGGAGAAGAGGACAGATGGACACTTTCAAGACCCCAATGAAATCGGCTGCAGAAGTTGAGGCAGTCATCGCCACCATCAAGGCCCACATGCCTGAGACCTACAAGTCCATCAAGGCCAAAGCCGAAACCTTTGGCCCTGCCACTTATGCCTTGGTGCGTGCAGGCATCAAGGGCCAGCCCAATTGCTTCTACGCCTTCGAGCGCGGCCACATTGTGGGCACCCCCTTCACCCTCACCGAGATCGCCCGCGATGTGGCCCAGCTCATGTGCACCCTGGGCGTGCAGCACTGCATCGTCTGGCCTGAGCATGCGGTGCAGCAGCTGGTGCGCCAGCAAGTGGAAGGGGCAGCACATGGCGCGCATTGATTGGGTCCGCGCACGCCTCGAAGCCTGGGCACGCTGGGCGCGTGAGCGTGAGTCTGGATCGCTGGGCTACCCCAAGCGCTCAGCCTTCCTTCGCGTGGGCAGCGGGGCCATGGGCTCGCAGGCCCTGAGCGATGGTGACGCCAGCCTGACCGACACCGCCGTCCAGTCCCTGCGCTTCACGCACCCCCACCTGCACAAGACCCTGCAGCACTACTACATCCAAGGCCACGACATCAAGAGCACCGCCAAGATCATGGTCAAGGCCGAATCCACCATCAAGGCGCACCTGGAAGCCTCAGACCACGCCCTGAGCGCCTGGTTTACAGCAAGGCAGGAGACCCAAGCCAAAGCCCAACAGGTGCACACGCGTGCATCTATGGGCCTTGCTGGGCCATCCTGAGCCCACCACGATAGGGACTTGTACGACATAGACCTATCTGCTACATTTCAGGCAAGCTCTGGCAACAGTCATGCACCTGGAACCAAAGCCCGACGCGCAACCGTCAAAGCCCCGATGCACTGCCCCGTGTCGGGGCTTTTCTATTTCTGCCCATGCTCTCTGCCCCCAAACCCTGCGGTCATCCCGGCTGCGGTGTGCTGGTGCGAGACGGATCTGGCCGGTGCGCCAAGCACCCCAAGCCAGCATGGGCCACCAAGGCAACCACCACCAAACGCACCACTGGCCGCAAGCTGCAACGCATGCGCGCTGAGCTCTTCGCCCGTGCGCCACTGTGCGCCATGTGCGAAGCCGCTGGCCGCGTCACGCTGGCCACCCAGCGTGACCACATCAAGCCACTGGCCGAGGGTGGTGCCGACGATCAATCGAATGAACAAGGCCTGTGCCACTCGTGCCATGAGGCCAAGAGCGAAGCCGAACGCCTTCGCGGCCTGCGCCGGTCACGGTTCTGAGCGGGCAGGGGAGGGGGGTGGTCGAGTCTCTGGGCCCATGCCCCGGAAACCGACCGGTTCCCCATTTTTTTACGTGCGCGGGTTTTGGTGGGGGGGGTACTCCCTCCGGCCGGCCGCGAATTGAGGAAACTAGCCTGGGAGAGACCTGGGTGAAGCGGATGAAAGCTCCGACAACTTCCCGGGGGCAGTGCCCGGGGCCATCACGCATGCTGACCGATAGGACCAGTGGCGTTTGCTCCAACAGGGGCCACTGGGGTAATCGCTTGGAGGCGACCCGCTCTGGCGGGCGGTCGGTATCCGTGATGGTGAATGCGCAGGCTGATGCGCAAAGAGAGGTCGTTCTGGTGCCGCCACAGACCTAGATCGTTAAGACACCACGCCGGAGATCAGCACCGGCCACCGTCAACCAACCAACCGAAAGACCATGGGACTCCGAGGACCGCAGCCTAAACCTGCAGCGCTGAAGCTGCTTGAGGGGAATGCGGGGAAACGTGCGCTCGATTTGTCGGCTGGAGTCAACCCTCGGGTCGAGATCCCGGACGCGCCGCGCCACTTGGGCAAGGAAGCCCGCAAGGAATGGAAGCGGATCACGCCGATCCTGGAAGAGCTGGGGCTGATCACCGGGCTGGACCGCACGGCGCTGGCGATGTACTGCCAGGCAGCGGGTCGGCTGCACGAATTGGAGATGGCTTTCAACGGCCAAGTGTCGCGCCTGGAAGGCGAAGACGTGAGTTATGTCGATGCGGTTTACAAGGCCAGCTACGCGGTGACGCCTTCGGGCTACGCGCAGCAAAGCGTGATGGTGCAGCTGCTGAGCAAGCACCGCGCCGAGGTCAACCGTTACCTGATGCACTTTGGCCTAAGCCCTGCAGCGCGTGCGCGGGTGCAGGCCTCGAACTATGTGGACCCCACCATGTCGCTGCCCGGCTTTGAAACGCCGCAACAGGCCAGCGGATTTCAGAAATTCTCTGTCGTTCGATGACCAAGTTCACCGAGGCTGCGCTGGGATATGCCCAGGGCGTGGTGGCGGGCGAGATTGTGGCGTGCAAGTGGACGCGGCTGGCTTGCCAAAGGCAGCTGGACGACCTGGCACGCGAACGGTCGGACGGCTGGCCGTGGGTTTTTGATGACGATCTGGCCTCACGGCCGTGCGAGTTCATCGAGCTGCTGCCCCACATCAAGGGCAAATGGGCGCGAGAGCGCCGCCTGATCGAGCTGGAGCCGTGGCAGTGCTTCATCATCACGACCGTCTTTGGCTGGGTGCACCACGAAACGGGGCTGCGCCGGTTCAAAGAGGGCTATGTTGAAGTGCCCCGCAAAAACGCCAAGTCCACGCTGTCGAGCGGCCTGGCGCTGTTCATGCTGTCGGCTGACGGCGAGCATGGGGCCGAGGTTTACAGCGCGGCCACCACAAAGGACCAAGCCCGCATCGTGTTTGACGATGCCCGCGCCATGGCTGAGCGCACGCCTGACCTGCGCACCTACCTGGGTGTGGCCATCATGCAGCACAGCATCACAGTGGCACACCGGGCCAGCAAGTTTCTGCCCCTGTCGGCCGAAGGCAGCACGCTGGACGGCCTGAACGTGCACTTCGCCGTCATCGATGAGCTGCACGCGCACAAAACCCGCGCCGTGTACGACGTGATCGACACCGCCCGCGGTGCGCGTGAGCAGTCGCTGCTGTGGAACATCACCACCGCAGGCACCGACCGCAGCGGCATTTGCTACGAGCGCCGCACGCATGTGACCAAGATTTT